AGACTGCTGTGCGTACTGCATAGCGGTCGGCTCTATAGCAATAATGCGAGGCGTTTTCATCGTCTTAGGAACTGAGATAACCTTTACAGGGATCTCAGCTTCGGGTTCGAGGAAGTCAACCTTGTCCATCTGGTCAAAATACGACCAGTTTGGAAGAACCATTTCCCCATAAGGGAAGTAGTTCTCAAGGCGCTTCGGCCAAGTAGTCTGGAGAAACTTTTGATTCCCGTACAGGGAATCAGCCGTTGCCCCAGGGCCGTGTTTGGGACGAGTCTCACCGGAGTAGATCTGATAGTCTACAACGGAAAAGACAGATCCAAACAGGAGCGAGGCGATACGATCGAAACTGGAAAAGTTCCGGGTACCGATCCGATCCTTGACTTCCTGCTCACACTTGACGAAGTCAGTAAAGGCAGCAAAAGTTCGCTGCTCAGTACAATCGATGAGGATCTTGCCAAACAGCAGCGTTAGCTGCCGGATAGCTTGAACCACACCGATATCGAAATCGTCAAGTAGGACGCCTGTTTTACGGTCGAAGACGAGACAAGAGAAACCCTGCAAAAAGGCAGGGAGCCTCCCGTTCTTCTTGAAAGAAAGAAAAACGGAGTTGTCCACATACCCTCGCTCGAGACAGAGTTCAAAGTCTTTTGCGAAGGTAGGGAGGGTAATCGTGAGAAACGACAACCCTTCATTCTTCGTCCGATCAGAGACAGTTTTCTTGTCTCGGTGGGCGCTAGTGCAACACAACATCGCCAAGTCATCAGCGATGTCATTCCAGAGTACAGTCAGGCTTTTCATGTCGCCTCCTAACAGAGGACAGCATCCTAAGCCAACGTGCACCCCTGATCACGAACGCAGGAGGAAAGAAGCTCCAACGCTCGGCGTTAGCTTTCTCCGCCGAGGAGCTTCTTGATAACTGCGTCCGTTCCCGCACTCCACGTGCCCTTAAGGCCGTTGAAGAGCGAGAGTTGATCCGTCGCCGAGAACTGGCCGGTCAGAGGGACGTCGAAGACCACGTAGCAAGACATGCTGCGTGGGCTCGTCGTTCCGGTGATCAGCGTGCTCGCGGCGTTGTCGCTGTAATCACAGCGAAGGACCCTGCGCGTCCGCTTCCCGTACTGATGGGAAGCGGTGACACGGAGGATTGAGCCTGCATTCACGGTGAGAGGTCCGGCCTGGTACACCGAAATCGATCCCTGCTGAGAAACGCGGGGAAGCGAAACGGCGCCAGCGTCGAACGACGCACCGGGAGTCAGGCTCAGTGGTTCGGTGAACATTGGCGTACTCCTTGTACGTTGATGGGCAGTGAACCTACCTCGCAACTCTGCTAATGCCAAGAGCTGCGACTATGGCCTGCTGGATGGTCGACAATCCATCCCAGCTAAGGCCAAACCCAAAGGGGTTAGCTTGGATCCTTTTCTTCGTTGTTGTTCGAAGAGTGATAGGGATCACAGCGGGATACGGTGGCGAGAAGCCAGCCGAATAGTCGGGGTTTGGACCCCTGACTACACTCCCTGCGTAATAGGTGTCCGTGACGGTAGTAGTCTCCATCACGTACCCATAACGCATAACCGTGCCGTAGCTGATCAAGGATTGCAGGTTCTTAACAAAAGCGCCTGCGTCCGAGATCCAGTCAACGGCCCAGCTCCAGGGTGCAAGTTGCCAGAGCGTCGTCAGATCCGGTTGGGCTCCGAGGAGCTTTGCCGTGAGTGCCATCCGATCTTTCCGTGAGTTGGTGTCGTACCACTCCGGAAGGTGATAGGTGAACGCTCCGTTGAACCAAACATCTCGTTCAACGATCCTATGACGCCTGGTCTTGTACACTGGAAAACAGTAACTGGGCGCCGCGTAGTAGTCGTTATACGCGACGGTCGAGCCAATCGGCGAGTAATCGCCGACGAGCTCTTCGTCAGTTTCTGTTCTTTCCGTGGGGAAGTAGAAGCTTCTTCTGACTGTGCGACCAGAATCACGAATGAACTGGTCCACAGCCTTGTCAACTTTATGGACAGCCTTATAGAAGGTAGTCATATCGCTGACAGTCGGTAGAATGCCAAAGACGACATTGAGAAACTCAGTGCCGCCTGCGGCAAACGCCTCCACAGCGTGGAGGCGAGACTTCCACAGTTCAATCCCAGGAAGATGAGGGACGTCCTGTAGAAGTTCGCCGACAGCAGAAGCTGTCTGTGCAATTTGGTTCGTCGGTGCGCAAGCAGCAACTGCGATCGTACCTTTTACTTCCAGCTGACTTCGAGAAGAAGACAGATCAGGAAATTGAGGCACCATCTGCTGCTGCTTGCCCTTAACCGGCAGACCGCGACTCGTGGAACCAAAAGCGTTGGCCAACATGACATGCCCAGAAATTCTACCTCTAGGCATGAAGTTCGGCACTGCTTTGTAGTTGATAGTGACGAACGGATACTTTGTCTGTATCAATTCGCACTTCCGAGTGTAAAACTCGGATCCATAGTCGCTCTGAATCCTCCCGTGTTTTCCTTTCGGGGGAGGCCAGAAATTGCTATCCGACTCAGTAACCTGAGTTCCACCAGTAGGGGCAACGAGATCGGTATTCACGTTGATCACGTTGTTTCCAGGAAACTCCTGCCACAAAATTCGTGCAGCAGGACCAGGAATCGTACGACTCTTGGTCGTACCTCTAC